TAGAGCTGCAAGTGTTAAGGCGTCAGAAGAAACGGCTATACAAGAGATCACACAAGAAATAGATCAAGAAATAATTATCTCTAGGTCAAACTTGGAAAAAGCAAGAGAGGCTGAGAAAGTAGAGCTTTCTATTATCGCTGATGAGTTAGATCGAGAGAGATTAAAAAAGATAACACGCGGCGAAACCAAAGAAATACAAAAAGAGATACAAACTCTCAATGAAAGAATAAATAAATTAGATCAGACTCATGACTACCAGCAGCTTGCCAAGGATCAGCTAGGGCCAAAAGCGAAATCCAAGCAAGTAAAAAAACGCGCTTCTGAAATTAAAGAAAGAGATGCGAAAGGAATTAACGCTAGAAAGAGATTTTTAGAAAATCAGCTTAAATTACAAGAAGCACCGAAACTTGCAGAGGCAGACTTAAGCAGGTTAAAGCAAGGGATTATTCCAGACAGATTTAAGCAAAGAATAGAAGAGGCTAAAGCTAAAGCAGCAATCGAGCATGATGTTGATGTATTAAGAACTTTAGAGAGCAAGCGGCTTGAAATGGATAAGCCATCACAAACACCTAGCACATACCAAGAAGAATCAGTACCAAAATCTATCAGCTCAAGAACAGCAACGGAAAGGCAACGTGCTGTGTTAGAATCTCAGGGTGTGGCAAAGGATTTTGATATGGACTTAGCAAAGTTTGAAGAGTTAGATAATCCTCTTATTGTGCAAGGTGATGAGGTTGTAAATGCTAACGAGTTTATGAAATCCATTGACGATGAACTTGAAGGCTTAGAGTCAGTTTTGAGGTGTACCATTGGCTAGTTTTGATTATTGTATTGATCAGGCGTTTAGCGCTGGAAAAATAACACGAGACGTTGCGGATAGCATCAAGGAAGCGGCAGACCCAGAGGCGGCCATTGATGGTGTTATAGCCGACCTATCAAGACAAAAAAGAGAAGCCGCTATTCAGGCTGTAAGAATGGCCGAATCATGGGAAAAAATAACTTCTCATCCTGGAGGTAGCTATGATGGTTTGGTTAGCTTGCTAACAAAAGACCCAACCGGAAAAGCAGGCTATCAAAACATTGAGTACCTAACTAAGTTTTATGAAGGGAAATATCAATCCCAATTTGCTGAGGCCATGAGCAGATTTAGAACTAGGGCTGTAGGATTCTCTCAGGATGAGGAAGGGTTACGCAAACTTGTAAGAGCGGTTTACGGTGAAGCAATTGATGATCCTGAAATCTCAGCTTTTGCTAGAGATTGGGAAAGCCTAACAGAAAACATAAGAACTGAATTTAATTCCAAAGGCGGCTCAATTAGCAAGAATGAGCGCTGGCTTCTACCTCAATCTCATGACATGAGAATAATTAAAAAAGCGGGCTTGGATGAGTGGAAGAATACCATTAGGCCAATGCTTGATAGAACTCAAATGACTGATGACCTTGGCAATAGGTTAACAGATGAGCAGTTTGAAGAGTCGCTTGATTTTGTATTTGAGACTATTACTACTGGCGGCTTAAATAAGACTGAGGACTTCACAGTTCCACGGCTTGGCAAGAAGCTATCAAGAAAAGGGTCTGACAAAAGATTTTTATTCTTTAAGGATGCTGATTCATGGCTGGATTACCAAGCCAAGTTTGGTAGTGGTGATATATTTACATCACTAACAGACCACATCCAAATGAAGGCGGGTGATATAGCAAACTTGGAGGTTTTAGGTACTAGTCCTGAAACCACATACAAAGCACTTAAAACGCAAGTAGAAAAAACAAGCGGATTAAGTGAGCGCCAAAAATGGATGTCAGATGCAATATTTAAAAACGCTACTGGTATTGTAAATCAAGGTGAGTTAACTACCGTTGCAGATTTCATGCAAACAACAAAGAATGTGCTAGTCGCTTCAACACTGGGACGCGCTTTCTTATCAGCTTTTTCTGACATAGGCTTTCAAGCAATTACAGCTAGATACAATAATATCCCTGCGTTTAAGGTGCTTTCAAAGCAACTTTCGCTCATGAATCCATCTAACGAGGCAGACAGAATTGCAGCGGTTAAGATTGGGTTGACTGCTGATGCTTGGTTAGGTAGGGCGACTGCTGGCAATAGATACGCTGATGTGTTTGGCACAGGAAAAAGCATGAAGGTTGCAGAGGGCGTAATGAGGGCTTCATTACTTGCACCGTGGACAGATGCAGGACAAAAGGCTTTCGGAATGGAATTCTCTGCTATGCTGGCTGAGAACTTCAATAAAAGCATTATACAATTAGACCCAAATCTAAGAAGAGCATTTGATACCTACGGGATCACTTCTGATGACTGGGATTTATTCAGAGCGACTAGAACACTTGACCACAACGGCGCAAGATACGCAGATATGACACAAGAGGGTGGGAAAAAGTTCCATTCTATGGTGTTGTCTGAAACTGATTATGCAGTTCCTAACCCTGATTCTAGAGTTAGAGCAATCACTACAGGCGGGTTAAGCCGAGCCAGTATTGAGGGTCAGGCGTGGCGAGCAGCAATGATGCTGAAAAGTTTTCCGGTTACAATTGCTACGACTCATTTTTATAGAGCGGCATACCAAGCGACCATTGGCCAAAAATTGGCTTATATAGGAACGCTAGCAGCAACAACAACCGCATTAGGTGGAATTGCTTTGCAAGCCAAAGACATTACAAGTGGCAAAGAGCCTAGAGAAGTTAATGGTGATTTTTTTGCGGCTGCTTTTGCTCAGGGTGGCGGCCTTGGTATTTTTGGCGATTTTATTTTTTCTGATGTAAATAGGTTTGGAGGCGGTATAACCTCAACACTGACGGGGCCAATGGGTCAGGCATTAGATACATCGGTTGGTTTAACTCTTGGTAATGTTCAGCAAGCGATAAAAGGCGAAGAAACAAATGTTCTTGGGGAATCTGTAAGATTTATTGATAGATACTCCCCTGATATATGGCAAACAACACTGCTAAAGGGAGCTTTGTTTGATCAGATCGAGGTTATGGCAGACCCAAAAGCACAAAAAAGATTCAGAAAGATCGTTAGAAAAAGACGAAAAGAATACAACCAAGACTATTGGTGGAAACCAGGACAACCAATTCCAGAGGCATTAAGATGACTATCACTACAAATCCGTCACGCGACGAATACACATCAACGGCTGGTCAAACGGTATTTAATTACACGTTTAAGATTTATGCCAATACGGACCTTAATGTATACGTTACACCATCAGGACAATCACCAGATGATTCAGCAGATTTAACCACTGATTACGTTGTTGATACAGGGACTATCGGTGAAGAGGCTGGTGGATTTATCACATTTAACACCCCCCTTAATAACGGTGATGCGGTAACTATTGTTTCTGCTATTCCTTATGATCGAACTGTTGATTATCAAAATAACGGAGACTTTCTTCCCGAGACTGTTAACGATGACAATGACCGTCAGGTAAGCCAGATTAAGCAGATTCTTGAGCAAACAGGCAGGACGCTACAGTTCCAAGAGTCACTGCAGGGCGCTTCTACTTTATCCCTGCCTGATCCAGTATCCCAAAACTTTATGCGATGGAAAACTGATCTAACAGGCTTGGAAAACGTAGAGCTAGTGGAAGGTGCTTTGGTTGTTGGCAATGGTCAGTTACTCATCTTCCCAACTGTGGCGGCATTGAAAGCCAGTACAAGCGCATTATTGGTTCCTGGTGTTAATGTCCAAACACAGGGATACTACTCTGCTGGTGATGGTGGTGGGGCTAACTATCTAATTGTTACACCGCAATCGGCTGATGAATATGGCGATCATACGTTGGTGAATGGTAATGTGGCTTCTATTCAGGTTGAACCGCTTGTAAAGGTAAAGTCTTTTGGTGTAAAAGGGGATGGTGTAACAGATGATACTATCGCTCTTGCAGCAGCTAAAAACCACGCTGAAACACTCGTAAACAACGGTGAAGTTAGTGGATTAGACTTGCAAGGGGCTAGAATGATCACGTCTAGCACTATTACTTTTGATACACCTATGGTTGTTGAAGGTGGTAATGCCTCTATATGGTGGGAGAATAGCGGTAATGCCGACATAATCTATGTCAATGCAGGCGGTCAAGGTGCTGGTTCAATTCGCAATAAATGGGTGTTCAGAGATATAACAATTGCTGGCGGTGACGGGACTGGGGCAGCATTGCATATTGATACAGTTGCCTATTCAGTATTTGAGAATATCAATATCCCATATTGCGGCTATGGTGTTGTTATTGAGAACTCACTATTAAATACATTTAAGCGGGTTGTTGTGTCTGGTATCGCTGTATCACTAACAAACCCAGATGTCTCATGGATTCCTATTCCAGCACACAGAAATAGAAAAGGGTTCTTCTTGTTTGGTGGGGGAGTTACTGGTCCGAACGCAAATACATTTATCCAATGTGGCGCTCAAAACTCAACTGATGAGGCAATTCGCTGCATCGGAGGGAACAATAGTCATTTTATTGACTTTGATTCAGAAGGTCACACAGGAAATCATTTGTATGCTGATGGTTGTTTAAACTTGCAGTTTACAGGTGGAGATTTTGAAGGTGTTAGTAATACAGTATTTATAGACTGTACTAATGGGGGCATAACAGGAGCATTCCATAACAACGTAGTGAGAGTAGAGGGTGATAGCAATTCAGTAGTTATTAAAGATAGCACTATCAAAATCATCACTATTCAAGATGCTACTTGCGAAAACTGCGTTATTGACAACGTAACCCTATATACTGGTGCATCAGGTATAACAAACAATGGTACAAATACTAGAATTGGCCGGATTTACGATCAAGATACATCAGATCCCTATTTTGGCAATGAATGGTTTAAAACAGGGCAAGCAGTTATTAATGTGGGGGGAACCACCACAGGACATACAATTACATCAAATTCAGTTCTAGTTCAACGATCCGGTCAGATTGCCTACGTGAATATCGACATAAACTGGACATCGCTGAATGGTACTGGTGATATCTCATTTGATATTACAAGCTTAGTAACAACTGCAGGTGCTGAGTCAGTTTTAAGCGCGGCAGACCTTAGAGTAACTATACCTGCCGGATATTCTGGATATACTGCAAAAATGACTAGCGGCAATTTAATTGCACTAAAACTTCTAACAAACTCGTCTGGAACGAACGATGGAAATGTTAGCACCTCTGATGTATTTGGAGGTTCAACAGGTGTGTCAATATCTGGGGTTATAAGGTTAAATTAAGGGCATTACGCCCTTATCCATACATGGGTTCCTGATCTTTCTCAAGAACCCAATTGTCATCACGCCAGCCACACGTACACATTTTAAGCCGTTGCGATCCAATCAACACGCAAGCCTGCCCGCACTCAGGGCAGGGGCTTGCAGGGTTATTTGGGTTGCCGTGGCTTCTCATATAGCAACGTCCGTTAAGTCTGCAGACTTAACAAACACACCATCAATCATTACACCTTTACGGTCTTTAATATCGTTGTAAGCCGTTTCTAGGCACTTTTCAAAGTCTAGTCCTAACTGCGCAGCTAAAATGATTAAAACTACTGTACAGTCTCCTATGTCGTCTGCTGCGTCCTTACCTTTACAGATAGAGTCTGACAGTTCGCCAGCTTCTTGAATAAGCTTCATGTACTGGTCTTTAGGTGTAGCGCCTTTCACAAGGTTACGATCTTCTGCCCACTTTGTTACTAGATTGATCAAGTCTTTCATTAACTATGCCCTCTGATAATTGTTTTCACACGTTCTTCATTCATACCCATAATGTTAGCTATTTGATAGGGTTTAAATCCATAGCTTACATATTCAAGCAGTTCTTCATTAACCTTACTTTCTTTTTCTATCTTTCTTCCTCTACCTGATACGCCCAACTTCCAAGCCATTGTCTGTACTGCCGATGGTGTTTTGTTGTAGCGCTTTGCTAGTATCTTTGATGTTACCTTTCCGTAGTTCTTCCTTAAATCCTTAAGCTCCCAGTCCTGCCAACGATTACTACTCATACACCAGCCGCCTCAAGCAAGAATTCGACTCTATCACTATCTAACCCTAAGCCTTCATGAGAAGCCAGCCAGCCAAGATTAATGATCTGATTACCTTTTGCCTTCTCTTCTGCAATAAAGGCTGCATGTTGATCAGAGAGGCTGTCATTGATCTCTTCATGGTAGACAGGGAAAGGTGATTCAACCTCCACCCAAGTGTATGCCTCTTTACCGTTCTTCTCTTTGATTAGAGCAGCTAACCACAATCCCCATTTATAGCGGAATTTCCAAACCGCATTAAACATGTTTCTTGATACGGTTAACTCTTTGCCTGACTTGATAGATCGAACCTTACAAGCCTGATCCTCAGCGTTGAATGTGATGATTAAATCTTTTAATCCTGCCTTGGCACATGACTGAGCAGACTTTAACGGGTTGTATTTCTTTCTTTGTTTCGCCATAATGATTCCTTCACATTAACTATGGTCTAGTGAGTGTGAAAACTAATTTGAAGTGAGAGGGCTACCAAGTAGGTAGCCTTTTTGCTATCTGCTAGAAGGGTGGATCGTTTGGATTCATGCCGTTCTGCATAGGTTGCTGTTGCATTTGCTGGACCTGCTGAGGATTCATAGGCTGGCCGTTGGGCTGCATATATCCCTGTTGTGGCTGTTGAATTTGCTGAGGTTGTTGATATCCCTGCTGTGCTGATTGTTGTGCAGGTTGCTGATTAGGGTTGTAAACATAACCAATTCGAGCATTAAGCATATCAATAGTTAGTTTAGTACCAGTCTGACTTTCAAAAGAATCAATCTTTAGTTGCTCTGCGGTTACCGTAACGATTGCTCCCTCAACTAATGCTTGCTGATAGAAAGCAATCTGCCCTGGTGATTTAGCAAAAATTGCTGCTTGGTAATTAGTCCATTCATCTTGTTTAGTTTTAGGGTCGCGATACTTAACGCCCAAACGAATACCAAACCCTACTGATTCACCAGCTTGGAATTGATTGGCTGCTTGATTTAGTTTACCTGTTACTGAGTGCATTATTTAATCCTTACTTAATTGTGAAATATTCAGTTGATTTACCACGGTACTCTTCAAGATTTACACCTTCAAGTTGCGGCACTTTCTTGTAATTAATTGAGCCTTTGCGTGTTACCTTTAAAACCTTGTTGTAATTACCTTCAATTGATTGGCCTGCCTCTTTAGCAAACTCAATCATCTGATCCTTAACTTCTTTTAGCTTTGCCTCTGCCTTGTCAAATTCAGATTTAGCTTGAGCGTAGGATGACTCAAGAATAATAAACTGCTTATCATCTGAGACATCCTTAACCTTTGGCTCAAGATAGGGTTTAGCTAACTTTTCATCCGCAATGATAGCTTTAAACTCTTGATAGAATGCTTCCAGCTTAGGGAAGTTTTCACTCCACCAAGATTCCGCTTCTTCTCGTGTAGCTGTTTCAAGGTGATCATCTATGTTTAGCAGACTCCCATCTTTCTCTTGAAGCACACAACAATAAAAATCCCAATACTGCTTATCAGCCACAATAATAGAGAACATGACTTGATCACGGTAGTAGGCTTTCTCAGCTAGGCTGTAGGCTTTTTTAGCTCTATATGGAGTCTTTACCTCAAGCCCACCATTTTCATCTAACAAACCATCTGGTGAGCAAGCAAGGTAATCATAATCCTTATGGATGATTAAGCCTGATTCTTCAATGTGCTTTGAAGTGGTAAAGAAGTATTCCTGAATGGTTAAATCCTCATACTTCTCACCAAACCGAGTTGCGTCATTACCTTGAAACTCTTGTTCAAGACCGAACGACTGGCGCACCTTATCACGCATAACATCATCACGCGATTTGTACGGATTGTTACCTAGAATCGCGCCAACGATAGAGGCCGTGATACGACCTCTTCTGGCTGCGAACCACTCACTTGAACGCTGACTAATTTCCATTGTTAATCTCCATGATCTTAGCTTTAACTTTATCGTCTACTGTGTACTTAGTTTCTAGGTCGTAAATGATCTGTTCAGGCGTAGACTCTCCACTAGCTACTTTCTCAATCATCTTAGGAAGGTGCTTTTGTAGCTCCATGTACTGAGGCTTTTTGTTAGTTACTCGATCCATAGCAAACTCGCCATCATCATCAGCACTTGGTACGCCAGCAATGGCTTGGAGTGAGTAGCGCCTTGCGTATGTGATTGCTGAACCAGCCGCTTGAGGGTCACGCTTACTCAGTGGAAGTACCAAGGTATCTTCAATCCATTCACCTGATTTGTGCATTAATCGAGTAGTAACGCCAACACCTACATCATTCATTAATGGCGACTGAACATAACTTAAGCCATTTTCATAGAACGCTTCTTTAATGGCCTTAATAACGCTACCTAGATCACTGTAGTTAGATTTAAAGAAAGGGTTTTTACTATCCTTCTTTGCTGCTGTCATGTGTGCTTGAGCCTCACATAAGGCCGCTGCTAACTCTTTAATTGAATCGCTTGTTTTCATCTCTCTCTCCTACGGCAAATTGTCCCAGTGATCTTCATAATCACAATCTTCATTACTGCAAACCTTTGAGCCTTCCCATTTATCACCCTCCACTTCTAGCGGTGAATCGCACTCTGGGCATTCTTCGCAATCCCATCCGTAATAACTATCTATATCTGCTTGTGTGCAACCATCTGGTAAATTACTTGGCATTTTTGATACCTCTTTTTTCATCCAATTTTCTAGTCAACCAACAACCGAAAACCTTGATCAGTGTTGTTGATGGAAAATCACCTGACATATACATATCTAAATCATGGTATCCGTATTTGATTTTATATTGCTG